AACCTTAAGCTTCATACCAGCTTTTTCAGTAGCCTGAATAGCAATATGGATACCTTTACCTTCATAGACTCGACCTAAGAATAAGCAATAATCTTCTTTAGTTTCAGGAGCATATGTGAAGTCATCAACATCAAAATAATTAGGAATGACAACATCATAGAAGTTATTCTTACACATACCAACAGCTTCAAGGCCATAGTATGCATGCATGATAGCATATGATTCAAAGATTTTATATTTTGCCCAATGTCCACCCGCATATCCGATACCTGGTTCTACTGTGATTAGATCTGGATGTGCATCACAGACTGGTCGAGTACCTGAACCCCAAAAAGGAAGGATAAAGTCATTCTTTTGTTTACGTTTACCAACTTCTCTGATAGCATTTTTATAGAATGCCTGATATGCATGATCACCTGTATCAAATTTAAAGAAATTCTTACGCCAATCATATGATCCATAAGCTTTCTTTAAATCTTCGTTTGTTGTGACTGGTACATGTTCAGTACAGATAACATCTGACTCTTCATGCCCATAATGGATAACTTCATGGCCTCGTTCAACCATCATCTTGCCAAACTTCCACACTTTCTGTGTATAAGCACAAGCAACATATTCTTTTGAAGTTACTGTATGAGGTAAACCTAAAATATGAAAACGCATCATCTATTCCTTATAGTGTTCAAATAATTTTGTATTCCGCCATTTGGCATTGCATATCGATTTACTAAGTCAGGATTCATCATTTCGACCATAGTAAATATTGCTTCTTCTGTTCCGATAGTACCTTTGTTTAAAACAGTTTTAATTAGACTAAAGTATTTATTGTTAAACGCCGTAATCTGTTCTTTAGAACCGCCAAATAAAGTTGCACGACAAACATAATTTGGTTTTTCTCCAATTATATCTGTCATAGTATTTATATTACATCCATGGATCTCAGAATTTGTCTGATATGGATACGATGTTAAAAAGAATTTATCCTTTGGTAAAAATAAGAAATTCCATGTTGAGATAGGGTCTGTTATACCAAAACTTTGTGACATACCTGAATCTATCCAATAGAATCGTTTAGATCCCATAGGATTTGAATTAGATATCTGTTCAAGTAATGTATTCTTTATTAATGTCAGTGGTATATAATATGGATTACGGAGAGCAGATGTTTTAATCCAATCTGACTGTTTAATCCAATCAGGATCATTTATTATATTTTGAATATCTTTAAATGGAGTTCTATCTTCTAAATCTTTTAACGTGATAGATCTAACTTGAATTCTATTATTAGAAGTTGCTATACTTAATTCTTTACGCCTTTTCTTAATATAGTCATGATACTTAGGATCTGCATAAACAATTAATGGATTACGAACTGATAGTAAGTGATCTAAACCTTTGATATCATGTTCTTCAAAGTCTCTATCTCCTCTACTGATATCAAGAGCCATAGTAACTAATGTTACATCAGCCGGATAATCATAGATTAAATCCATCTCTCTAAAGTTAATATATGGGGCAGTTCGGTTCTTTAATAGTTCTTGAGGATAGAAGTCATATGGCACTTTAGAATCATCTGGCCGCCTATCAACCATTCGTGAACAGTGATCTCCCAAATGTCTTGAATACTCTCCATTAAGAAATACTCCTTTAAAACCCAATGAGGCAAACTTACGATCAATATTCCATTCATTATGCCATTTTTCTACACGACCTAACATGATAAGATCGTCTCTGCGTCTTAGATTAGGTGATCCAACCCATGAATGCCATGCTAAATGTGTGTCTGTAATCTTCCATGGTTTCTTCCAATAGAACATATCATCAACAAGACCTTTTTGATACGAGTCAATTCCTTGCCACTCAAAGGTTCTCCATGATGTATCAACTACACCAACATCTCTATATTTTTTTAGGATTGTTTTTGATTGATTAAGATAACCAGGTCTAATTAATTCCCAGTCATCTTCAAGATAGAAAATATATTCAGTATCACAATAGGATACCATAAAGTCCATGGCCCACCATTGTGAACGGTTACGTGGGAAGCATATAACATCGGCAATATCACCATACTCTTCAACAAGCTTCTCAAAAACTCCAGGCTCGGCTGAGTCATCCACAATAACCATCTTTGTTGGATAGTCTTGTGTATCAAAAAATGATTGAAGTGTCTTGGCTAAAACGTCAAGTCTATTGCAAGATAGTACAAACGTGGTGGTGTCTGAGACAGGTTGCTCGACTGTATGAAACTTCACTTTACTCATAAAACTCCTCAATTATTATATAATTATATATTACTCTTCAATTAATGTTTAATTATTTATATTAGATTTTATTGCGTTGTATATAATTTTAGACCATTTTTCAGCGTCTTTATATAAAATTCTATGTGTATAATTTATAGGACATTCAAATAATATATCAGTATCTTTATACTTACTACTTTTAATTGTATCCATCCATATTAATACATCAGGATTAATAATATTTCTATGCATATCTGTAGGTGCTATAAAATCGCATACTACAAGATTATATTTTTCAGATAAAGTTTTAATTCTATGAGCTTGGCGCAGTCTTCCAATTTCTGAAAAATCCCAATCATCATATATATTTCTTACTTCATCACCATTAATATGTTTAGCATTAAGTAGTTTAGATAATTTTTTTGCCAGTGTAGTTTTTCCTGACCCTGACAACCCAGTAATTAATATTGTTCTAATTCTTGGCATCTTTTTATTATTTCTGATGATAATTCTACATTAATTTGTCTTTTACTAATTGTAGGTCTTATATCATGAAGACCCATTAAATTATAAATTTTGTCATTTTTGGGAAATTTATTAATAATATTATTTAAATCATGTTTAAATATAGGTTCTTCTATAAAACAATAAATCTGATTAAGAACATGATAAGTATTATTAATTAAATTATCATATGTAATAAATAAAAATGTGTTTTCATTATTATTATTTTTTGCAAATTTAATGCCATTCAATGATCTTACAATAGGTTCAGAAAAATCATCTAGTAAACCTTCTTCAAGATTTCCTTTGTGGTTATTTTCAATTCTTAAGTTCACAAAAGATTTAACAATATCAACTAAAGGTCTTTCTAATATAATTATTTTTGGATTTACTGTTATATAATTTTTCATTAAATTTAAATTATCAGGCATAGTCCACGATCTGCACTTATCAATAACTACTGGTTTTGTTATATTTTTGTAATAAATATCTGGAATTGACGACAAAAGATCAAATTTAGTTTGTTGTCTATTGACGGAAATTAATTGTTTTTCAATAGATGAACATGATAATTCTAAATCCCACATTATTTGACAAACTGAAGAAATTCCTTCAGAATGAATATTGGGATTTTGAGAAAGAATAGCAGATAATAATGTTGAACCTGATCGTGGAAGACCACTTAATCCTACAAATTTTTTCATAATATAGATTTACATTAATATGTTGAAATAAAATCCTTTAGATTTTGTAATTTAGTATCTAATTCTGATTTTGAAGATCCAGTAACTGAAAAAGGAATACTTCTTCTGTTTAATTTTTCTCCAAAATTATACTCAATGTAAATATTATTAGTAGCACAGAAATCATTTAGTTCTTGAGTAATACCTTTAGATAGATCTAATTGAGGATAATATGTATAAGTAGTATTAGGAATAGCTACAGCATCACCTTTATACATGAAATTAAACTTATCAACCAAATATTCGTCGTCATTTATACCTAGAGTGTAGTTTTGTGCTCTTAATTTATACACAAAATCAGTTAAGTATGCTTTAGAAGGATCATTAGGATCAACTATTGCTTGACATTGAAACGGAACACTTTTAATATTGTAGAATTTAAATAGTTGTTCTAATTGAGCTAGAACTCCATATGTGTCAGTAATAGACGTTGGATCAGAGTATGAATCTGTTGTTCTTTTAAATTTAGATGGATAAGCGGATACTGTAGGAGTTAGATTATCAGCTCTTACGTCTTGTTCCATTTTAACTGTATGATGACACTCAATATATTTGTCTGAATTAGTATTGATAAATCCAGATACAAATACTTGTGTAACTTCACCGTTTGTATCAAGTAAAGACTGCTGAATAATATAATTTTTATAAACTTCAGTATCAATAAAGTTAGTATTAAAATCAGCCAGATCTACAAATGAAACAAATTCATTATAGTCTGCAAACACTTTGTATGCAAATGAAAATGTACTGTTACCACCAAATCCATTATTTGGTTTAATTATAAAAGGTACACCAAAATTTTGAATATTAGTAAGACTAGCTTCCTTTACAGTTTTAACAACGTTTAAATTGGCGCCTTGAACAGCATCTAATAAACCATCTTTTGTTGCCAATTCTAATTTAAGATCCACTGCTTTTGATGGATTATTTTCCTTTAAATAACTATTTAGCATATTTGAACGAGGAGCTAAGCCTGGAATATAGTTATCAGCTTGATCTATTGCAGATAATTCATAACCAGCGGTTAACAATTTAGAAACTAAAATTTCGTTTGAAATTGGTTTGCTACTATATATTTTCATTTTTTTCCTTTTTATCTTATATTAGAAGTATAGATCTAATAATGTTTTCTTCTAATAAAGACGCAGTAATAAATCCAATTAGCATAGGAGCTAATTCATATTCTTTTTTCTTTAGTATATAACCTATAGCAGTGAAACTAATTAGGAACATTAGATCACTTATTCTATTATTTATAATGTATACCGAATAGAAACATACTACAGTGATAGTTGTATATAGTATGTTTTTAGGCACTTTTAATAATGCTATCCATATATTTATAAGTTTTAGGTTCACTAGAACCATAATTATGTTACCGAGAAGCATAGATAGGACAATAGTTATAAACATGGTATGATGTTCTGTTATAAAACTGAAGCCTGGTACTATTCCTTTATTAATCAACATACTTAACATAATAGCAGCCATACCATTTACAGGTATTCCTATTAGAAGCAAAGGAATAATACTTGACTGATCATGAGAGTTATTAGCAGCCTCCACAGAAGCTATAACCTTCATCTTATCTGTTGATAGTCTGTTTTCTATACTATAAGACATAGCAGCAGAGCTTACCGAGCTAATTCCTGGAAGTAGCCCAGAGATAAATCCTATAGTAGTTCCTCTTATTATAGCCCACCAGTTTTTCAGTATATCCGGGCATGACATCTTAATATTAAAAGACTCTGTTATTGTCTCTTGTTTAGTATTAAAAGTTAGGAGTATATTAGATAGACCGTACAATCCCATAATAAATGCTATCATCGGAATTCTTTCACCAGTTAAAAATCCAAAGCTGAACCTGTTTTCACCAAATGTTGAATCAAACCCTATTAGTCCTATTAACATGCCTATACATAGTAGAGTAATTGATCTGTAGTAGTTCTTTGTTGTAATAATAACAAAGAATAAAGATAACAATAATAAAGTTGAATATTGAACAGCACCAAATTTTAATGAAAAAGAAGACATCCAGACAGCTAAAAAGTATATTAATCCAGTAGCTATAATTCCAGATATAAAGGAACTAATAACAGACACATATAATATTTCTAATGACCTACCTTGTTTTTTAAGGTCAATTACATCCTGATTAACTATGGCTGTAGAAATCTCGCCAGGAACTTTTGATACTACAGATGATAAAGTTCCTCCATAAGCCGATCCGTAGTAAACTGAGGTCATTAGAACTATAGCAAGTGTTGGATCACTTATATGATAAGTTATAGGTAGCAATAATGCTAGAATAGGCATAGGACCTATTCCTGGTAGAATACCAACCATATTGCCAAGCAATACACCAATAAGACAGACTAATATTATCTCTAGCAAAATAGACTCATTATAATCATTAATATTGATAGAACAATTGGAAAAAATCCTGGTCCTATATCATTTATAGCACCAGGATCTAATTGAACTGCTTGTACTAAAAATACAATACCGACTAAAGTCAATATGTATTTAAACTTCATTAGAATGAATATGAAGCGCTAATACCGAGCATGTAATTTCTTGGAGCTCCAATCTGGTAGTATCTACTGTATGGAGCATCAATATTTACACCAGTTGAATATGTCTTATCAGAAATATTATTGATAGCCGCAAATTCTTGTACTGTCAACTTACTGATGTTCTGTGTAAATCCAACTTTTGTATTAAAGATAGTATATGAATTTGCAGATGCTGTATTATCAGCAGTAGCATAAACTTTACCAGCATGGACAACTTCACCAGAAACTTTAAATTTTAATGGATCATATTTCCATGATAGTTCACCAAATGCATTATTTTCTGCAACACCAGGAATTTTTAATCCAGTAGAATCAAACTTAGCATCGATATATGAGTAAGTACCATGTAGACCAAAGTTATAAGGTAATGATGAGTTTACAGAAAATTCTGCACCTTTTCTGGTTGTATCTCCGTTATTAGCATAGATTTTATATCCAGAAACATTTTGTGAAAGAATAATTTCATTTTTTGTTTTGCTCTCATACAATGCAGCAGTTATATATGTACTAGGTAAAGTAAATGTTTTAATACCTACTTCATAGTTATCACTTTTCTGAGGAACTAATGATAAGTTTGGTTTACTTGTTGAAGTCGCTGAGGCATTTAATGTTTCTGTAAAGCTAGGATTTTCAACACCCTTACCATAACTTGCATAAAGATTTGTTTTTTCTGTAGCTTTCCAAACAATACCAAATGCAGGATTAGTACTACTATATTCAGTCTGACCGCCGTTATCTCCTCCATTAGCAGAAGCTGTTAGGTGATCAATAAATTGCATCTTAGTATTATTATGTCTAAGAGCAGCATGTACATCTACTGATTTAGTTATAGCTACTTGACCTTGAACATATTGGTCAAATGCAGTTGCAACTTGATTCATACTCTTTGTTAAAGTATTTCCATCATATTGAACACCACTTGTCATCCAAGTACCTGTTGTTGATAACTCATCTTGAACTGCATAAGCAATACCAGTTGAAATCTTATATGCATGATTAGCTATATTACCGGAACGGTCATATCTTAAATCAGTACCATAAAAGTTTCTATCAGATAATAGTAATCCTGTTGATGTACCAGCTAAAGTAGTAGCTGATGTTGTCGGATTTAATTGTTCTTGACTACGAACACCTCCATATAGAGAAGCTGAAATCATATCATCTTTAGTAATAAGATGATCGATCTTAATAGATGCATCTGTTTGTCTATTAGTTTTCCATGAACCGATATTTAAAACTGCTTCATTTGCAGAACGAGGTGAATTTGCTAGCATATCAGCAGTAATACCTGAGTTATTATTACCCCAGTCTTGACCTGTTTGGTTACTATTTTTAAAGCTAATTAGAACATTTGTATATTCAGATGGATTAAACCAGATCTTACCAGTGGTTTGGTCGCGGTTTAATTTTGTGTACTCTCTGAATCCATCAGTTGAATAGTCTGTATGTGAAACTAGATACTTCATTGATCCATCGATACCAGAGTATTTGACGTTAGTCTCTTGGGTTCCAAAACTTCCAAACATGATTTTAGATTCAACTTTATTTTTTTCTTTAGGAACTTCAGTAAAGAATTGAACTACTCCACCAGACATAGATCCGTACATAGAAGAGAACGGTCCTTTTAATACCTCAATACGACCAATATTATTTAGATCCATGATTGACGTTGGAGAAAAACCATCAGCAAAAGAAATAGGAATACCATCATGATAGATCCTTACACCTCTTGTTGCAACATTAGACTTAGCGCCAAATCCTCTACTTGATATCTTAATATCAGTATTGAAAGGATCTGATACATTTAGACCAGAAACTCGATTTAAGTCTTGAGCCGGGGTAAAAGTAAATTTAGGGTTATTTAGACTTTCAGATCCAACAACATCTAAAGATGCTGGAACATCAAAGCTATTTGTCTCATACCTTGTTGCAGTTACTGTTAATGGAGGAGATTGAATAGTTTCAGCCTGAACTGATACTGCTCCTAATGCTAATAATAATAATTTCTTCATAGATTACCTTTCATTTTAGTCCAAAATTCGCGCTGTTGATTAAATATAACATCTTTCTTTTCTTCTGTTTCTAATAACAAATCAAAACCTTTGTCTTTAAATAATTTATGCATATCTGGAGTGTTAGCATTTTTAATTAAAGATAAAGCTTCTTTCTCTTTTTCTTTGCTAATGTTTTTATTAGCAACTAAAAATAAAGTGAATTTAAATCCATCTTTATCAAAATCATATATAACTTCTGCACTCTTATTGATTATTAGAGTATTATTTCCTGTGCATGTGATATCTATTCTCTCTGCTAGCAGATCTAAATCTTTTAGAGCTGCTGAATTATACGGTATGTATTTATATTGAATATTATTCTTTTTAGTATAATAATCAATCATATAATTACAGTATCCATATTTACCTATTCCACCAGCAAATATCTTTTCTTTACTTAAATTATGCCCAGTCTTTTTAACTAAATTATAATCTATATTAACTAAACTAGCAATAATCTTAATATTATTTAAAATTTCTTTTGAGTCATTTTGTAGAAACAGTGTTGATGAGGATACAATACCAAATGAATCATTACCACTTATATCTTGTAATAAAGTTTTAGATTGACCAGATGTAACAGAAATTATATTATAATTCAATATATAATCATTAATAAGATATGATACTGGTCCTTTATCTCCTTGGATATAGAGTTTTGGGGTATCTGCAAGAACATTCAAGCTAACAAATAATAAAAATAATAATCTAAGCATATTCTATATTTTTTATCTTATCATTAAATATAAATCTAAATGCAGCTTTTTGAATTTCTCCATACCAAACTTTTTCTACGCCACAATTTAATAGGAATGTTTCATCTGGTAAAGCTATAGGACAAGAACTTCTACATAACTTCTTATTAATACAAGGTGCGCAGTGAGATTCTTTTCTATTTAGATCTAGAGAAATAATCCTTATACCTTTTAAATTTGTTATACTTCCATGAATATGTTTCTCGCCAGCATGTGGACAAGTTCTAACAGATCCATTTAAGTCGAGTGATAATATATCTGCCATATCAGCTCCGCAATTAGTAGACTCTAATATAGGTTCTCCGATAATTGTTTTCCTAGAGTATTGAATGACACTATATGCTATATCTCCTTCATAGATATCAGTAAATATTAATGGTAATTCTCTATTTGGAATATCGTAGATAGCAGGATATCCTTTATCAGAAAATCCATACTTTGTAAATTGTTGATAGTGTGCTTCTAAAAAGTCAGATAGAATAGCTTTAAACTTAGGTAGATTTTCTCCATGAATAACATGAATATCACTATCTGACTTTTTACCTGGAACATCTTCAATAACACTACAGGCTAAATAATCAGAACCAGCATTTCCTTCTTGATAAGTTCTTCCTAAAGAGAATGATAGAGTCCATGTTTCTAAATCATTTTTAACTATTTGATTTCTAAAAAAATCATTAATAGCAAATAGATCATAATTTGTATTTGTTATAGAACATTGAAATCCATAACCTACATTATCAAGTTTATCAAATTCTTTAAGTGTACTAATAACTCGCGGTCTGTCAAATATCTCTTCACCTCGTAATTGCAATTGTCTAGGACCGTCATGAGATACACTCATGACTATATTGCCTTTTATACCGGCAAAAAAATCAGCGTGTTTTTGACTTAAACAACTGCCATTAGTTGCAATTGCAAAAGTTAATCCTTCTCTATCAAAGAATTTTATAATATCAACCATATCTGGCCAATATAAAAATGGTTCTCCTCCCCATAATTCAATTCTTTGCAATTCAGAAATATCTAAATTCTTTGACACATTATCAAAAAATTCATCTAAGTTTTTTCTTCTTGGGATCTCATCAGGATTTCCAATATCCTTTTGCATACAATAGGTGCATGAATAGTTGCACGCATGGCCCATTAGTAACCTTAATGCTGAAGGTTTATTGGATTTTTTACGAGTGGCATAAGTTTGTTTTGCGAAAGATTCATAATTAGTATAGTCTTCAGAATTATTAAATCTAAGTGGAGTTCCATCTAATTCACTTAAAGCATTAGTATTATTATCATATCTGAATTTTATTCCAGATTGTGTTTCAAAATTAAACATTTTAACCCATTTCAAAAATAAATATTATTGTCGTCTTCACCTGTGATATATTGCATTAAATTGTTATCTTTTATATAGTCTATTCCTGGAGATCCAGGTGGAATAATTATCATTTCAGGATCAATAACATCTTCCACCCTGTTTCCGTCTCTTATACCATGAATAGATAACACAACTGTATTATCTTCTAACGCAATTAATTCATGAATTAAATCTTTTTTAACAAAAATCAATGCAGGAGAACAAAATTCTTTTGATATTCCTTCAGCTACTATTTTAACTTTTCCGTCTGATAATAATGCTATGTGATCAAATGGATATTTGATACTTTCTGTATTTCCATTATTCTTAAAATGAATCAATCTGACATAAATATTTGAAACGCATGATTCTTGAATATTGCATTCAGAATTAGAAGAAATAGAACGTTTAGGACCAATAAAGTTTACCAAAGTACTCAAAATATATATACTCCTAGTGTATGCGGATCTTTTGGCCAATCAATATTATTTGGCCAACCTTTTTGTTTTGTTATATCTCTAAGATTTTGCCTGTATTCCTTGTATAATAATTTATCTTCATCGGTTAATTTATTATAAGAATCTGGAATTTGAGTCCAATCACTATTATTTAAAAGAAAATTTCTAAGTTTAATTAATTCAGACGTCTTATTAACATTATTAATTTTTTTATAAATTTTATTATTAACTAATTTTTGTATTTGATCAGGATTATTAGCAATTGCTCCTATACTTGGTAAAGGTTGATTGGTTATTGGTGAAAAACTCATTATATAATTATCTAGATCAATTCCAGTAATATATGCTCCGTCAACAATAGGTACAGATATCTTTCTTAATAATTTATGTATTTTAAAATATACTTCAATTTCATTAGTATATTGATTAAAATTAATTATAGTATAATTATGAGACTGATCCAAGTTTAGTTCCATTTGCTACCCATGTTATAAAAGAATTGCCAACAATAGCACTACCACCTGCACCACCGGTACCAGATGGAATATTAGGTGGACCATTGATAGGACCACCACCTAATGCCCCGTTTGCGCCAGTGGCTCCAGAGTCTCCTCCATTACCACCAACACCTGCAGGAGCATAAAAAGGTCCACTTAAAGCCGGACCACCGGTACCAGCGGCAGCTAAAGTTCCAGCTGTGCCAGGTGAACCTGGGTACCATGTTGCTCCGTTAGGTCCATCTAAAGATTGGCCACCTGCACCACCTCCTCGGCCACCGCCACCGCCACCGCCGCCGAAATTTGCGCAAGCGCCGCAAGCAATTAATCTCTTTTTTGATATATCAATTTTCATATTAGATCTCTTTATAAATTAAAGTTTATTATGACCAATACGCATAACCGCCACCACCGCCGCCACCGCCACCACCGGCTATAGTTCCATTATTAGTTATACTAATAGCTCTTTGAGCTAACAAACCTGGCCCAGCAACATATCCATTTTTATAAGTAGTAGCATACCCAGCAGTTCCTCCTTGACCTCCTGCTCCACCCATACCTAATATATAACCATTGTTAGTTAGATTTAGTGTAACTCCAGCAGGATATGATGTTCCAGTATCAAATGCATAAGAAC